GCGGCGCCCCGCTACACCGACGGCCGGAGCCGTGCGGTGACCGGGTACACCTATTCCCCCACCGGCGCCCTGAAATTGAGTGATACCACTATCACAGTTTCCTACACGGAGGGGGATGTGACCAAGACCACCACCCAGGCCATCACGGTGGCCAAGGTGCTGGACCGGATCGCAGTCACCACGCCCCCCAACCGCACCAGCTACTTTTCCGGTGAGCAGTTCAGCACCGCCGGCATGGTGGTGACTGCCTACTACACCGACGGAAGCAGCGGCGCGGTGACCGGGTACACCTATTCCCCCACCGGCGCCCTGGCCGCAGGAAATACCACCATCACGGTTTCCTACACAGAGGGCGGCGTGACCAAGACCACCACCCAAGCCATCACGGTGACCACCATCAACACCACGCTAAACTCCAACAGCTGGGCCACGATCAAAGCGGTTTCGGATGCCGGAAAGGGTGATAATTACTGGGATGTGGGCGACACCAAGACCATCACCATCAACGGGACGGTGCAGGGCTTTACATTCTCCAACCTGTCCATTGCAGTTTTCATCATCGGATTTAACCACAACAGCAGCCGGGAGGGAAACAACCGGATCCATTTCCAGATCGGCAAGATCTCCAACAAGCTGGTGGGCCTGTGTGATAGCAATTACGGCAACTATGTGTCAAGCGGTTTCTGTATGAACACTGAACAGACTAACCGCGGCGGATGGAGCAACAGCCACATGCGGAAAACCGTACTGGGCAACAGCGGAGCGCCGTCCAGCCCGCCGGCCAACTCCCTGCTGGCGGCCCTGCCGGCGGACCTCCGGGCCGTTATGAAATCCGTGTCCAAGTACAGCGACAACACCGGCGGTGGATATGACACGGCCAGCTATGTGACGGCCACCACCGACTGGCTTTTCCTGCTGGCAGAGTTTGAATACCACGGCAGCCGGAGGAGATACGCCAACAGCGCGGAGCAGAACTACCAAAAGCAATATGACTATTACAAGGCGGGCAACAGCAAGGTGCATTACAGGCACGACAGCACGGGAACGGCGGTCGCTGCGTGGACCCGTTCCGCCAATGTCGGCAACGGTGGCTCTTTCTGCCTTGTCAACGAGGACGGCACGACCGCCGGTATCAATGCGGACTATTCATGGGCGCTGGCCCCCGGCTTTGTGGTTTAATCCACAAGTGAGCGTTTATATTGCACCAAAAGCAGGAAAACCGAGGAGGAAAAAGCATGTATCGGATTATAAAAAATGGGGCCGAACTGGCACTGATTGAGGCCCCCAGCTATGTGCGGCAGGCCAGAAACGGCTGCTTTGTGCTGTGCCAGGAGGCGGAGGCCGCGGGGATTGCCCATAACGGGACCGTGTACCACCTGCTGGGCCGGGAGGCCCTGGAGGGCGCAGAGAGTGTGATCCTGGAGGCGGCGGACGCAGGCGCGGAGATCCAGACCACCAGGGAAAGCGCGGCCCAAAACGCCAAACTGTCCGGCCAACTGTCCGCCGCGGCCCGCCTGTATGTCCAGGCGGCCACGGATGTGCCGGACGAAACGGCGCTGGAAATGCCGGATCTGTTCAAAACCTGGGAGGAAGTCCTGGCAGCGGGCGTGACCGTGGCGGAAAAATCCATCATCAACGACGGCGGCACCCTGTACCGTGTCGTGGCACCCGGCGGAGTGCTTCCACAGGCGCACCAGCCGCCCCACGGGGAGGGTATGTTGGCGGTATATCGCCCCATTGATACCGCCCACAAAGGAACCATGGAGGACCCGATCCCGTGGGTGTACGGGATGGACTGCGCCAGCGGCCTGTATTACTCCTATAACGCCGCTGTGTATCTCTGCAAGGCGGATATGAAACCGTGCGTATGGGCACCAGGAACCGCCGGCCTGTGGCAATGGGAGGCCGTGGCCGCTGGAGAAACGGAGGCGTAACCAATGGGCCGGAGGTACATTGTTAAACAACGGGCCAGGATCGACACCATCACCGGCCCGGTCAATCTTCCATACGGCACCACGGTGGAGGCCGTGGAGGATTACCTGATCCACCAGGGGCGCCAGCTGTGCGCGGTAACCAGCCGAAAGGCCCACCTGTATTTTGCGCGGGATGATGACGGCAAAGGACGGGAGCGGGGCGCCCTGACATTGGCCATCACCAAGCGGCTGGAGAAACGGGACAGGGGCCATCAACGGCGCTGGGATCTGGTGTGGGAGGATCCCGTGTGCCAGAAGTACCGACACCCGGAGCATGAGGATCACTTTATATGGGGCCACGCATTTTTTGAGGCCCCGGTGGAGGATCTGCGGCACATTGCCGCCCTAATCGGCACGAGGGGGTGACGGCCATGGACAACACCAAACTGGCGGCGGATCTGTGCGCCATTATCGACAGAATGAATGTGATCATACAGGCCCAGGCCATGGAGCTGGCACAGCTCCACGCGCTCCACCATGAGGAGGAGAGCGCGGCGGTCCGCCGGGACTATGCCCAGGTCATCGGGGAGGTGTCCACATGACGGCGGCGGAAGTGCTGACCGGCGGCGGGATCGTCCTGGTGGCCATGACGCTGATCCAGATTTCCCCCATTAAGCTGGATCCATGGTCCGCTATTGCGCGGGCCGTGGGGCGGGCTATCAACAAGGATGTGATCGACAAGCTGGACGAAACCCGCGAGATCCTGGACACACACATAAAAATGGATGGAGCCAGGACGGCGGACGCGCACAGGGCCAGGATCTTGCAATTCAACAATGAGCTGCTGCGGGACATTCCCCACACACAAGAGGAATTTGTGGAGATCCTGGCGGAAATCGACCAGTACGAAAAATACTGCAAAGCAAACCCGGATTACCAGAACAACCGGACCACCCATGCGGTGGCGAATATCAGCCGGGTATATGATGACCGACTGATCAAGCACGATTTTTTGAGGGAGGACGAACCATGAAAACCATGTTTCTGGCCATTGCCTCCATGGCACTGGGGACCGTGCTGGGTTTCCTGGTGTGCGGAGCTACGGCGCGGCGCCTGCGCCGAAACACACACGGCCAGAGAACGGCGCCAAAGGCAAGGGACGCTCCCAAGAAAATGGGCGTCATGGACAAGGTGCTGGTGCTGGAGGGCGTGATCCTGGTGGCCTATACCGTGGCCGCCCTGGCTGTGTTCTGGCACACCGGCGGGGAGCCGTCCACCCTGACCGCCTGCGTGTTCGGCGTGTGCGGCCTGGAAAACGGCGTCATGGGATGGATCAAGACCAACAAGGACAAGGCGGCGGAGGCCGCCAGAACGAGCGGGAGCGGCCACAAAGCCACCCCGGAGGAACCGCCCACGGACCGGCCAGAGCCGCCGGATGTGGGCATTTAAGGAGGCTTTACCAATGACAGAAAACCAACTGCGGCAGAAAGTGGCCGACATTATCAACGCATGGGTGGGCGCTACCAAAGGGAGCGCCCAACACCTGGAGATCCTGGAGATCTACAACAGCCACAAGCCCCTGGCCCGCGGCTACAAAATGCAGGTGAAAGACGCCTATTGCGCGGCCACGGTGAGCGCGGCATACATAAAAGCCGGGATCGCGGAGTACACCGGAACCGAGTGCGGCGTGGAGAAGTTCGTGCAGATTGCAAAGAGCAAAGGCATTTGGGTGGAGAATGACGCCCATTTCTGCCATGTGGGCGGTGCCTGCGTGTATGACTGGGACGATGACGGGAAAGGCGACTGCACCGGAGCCGGAGATCATATTGGCATTGTGACCCAGGTAAACAGCGCAGCGGGCACCTTTGTGGTGACAGAGGGCAACATGAGCGGCGGCAAGGTGGGCAAGCGTACCATGGCCATCAACGGGAAATATATTCGCGGTTTTATCTGCCCGAATTTTGCCGATATTGCCAAGAAACTGGGCGGCAGCTCCAGCGGAACAGCCACAACGAGCGGTCCAACTATTTACACGGTGAGGTCCGGGGACACCCTTTCCAAGATTGCCGGCACCTACGGAACCACCGTGGACACCCTGGCGGAGATCAACGCCATCCAAAACCGGAACCTGATCCGGGTGGGCCAGGTGCTTATGCTCCAGGACACCCCCCAGGCCGCGGCGGACAAGCTGGAGACCCTGGGCGTGATCAATTCCCCGGACTACTGGGCAGACGCGGCGGAGGCCGGGAAAGTCCAATACCTGGGGATCCTGCTGAAAAAGGCCGCGCAGACCATAACCAGGACCGGAGCGCGTACCGATACGCCGGAGGAGGGCGTGGCCGCCCTGGTGGCCGCCGGCGTGATCAACACCCCGGACTATTGGCTGGCCAACTATGACACATTCCCCTCCCTGGACCTGCTGCTGTGCGCCCTAGGCGGGGCTGTGAAATAATTTTAAGGAGGACATATCAATGGAAACCATCATGCAGTACATCCCCCTGGCGGTGTCCGCCATCCTGCTGGCGGCCCTGATCCTGACCGTGATCACCAACATCATCACCCAGGTGGTGAAGAAAATCACCTGGGACAAGATCCCCACCAATATCCTGGCGGTAGTGGTGGCCATGGCCGTCACCCTGGTGGCGTTCTTTGCTGTGTTCCAGATCATGTGCTGGGCCGTCACCTGGTACATGGTGGCCGGAGCGGTGGCCCTGGGCCTGTTCGTGGCCTATGCGGCCATGTTCGGATTTGACAAACTGCGGGAGGCACTGGAACAGATCACCAACTGGAACAAAGGCAACGAGGAGTAAAGAGAACCCCCCGCCCCCACCCGGGGCCCGGGGGGCTTTTTCCCAACATAAAATAATATAACATACCCCACAAAGAA